TCCAACGCACGATCCAGATCCACAGCCGTAGTGGTCGGCGTGTTGATCAGGGCATAGTCCTTCCGGTTCGCGGCACTGTTGATGCTCATCAGTTGGCCAGCTTCCGGTGCAGCCGTCAGACCATCAACAGCCAGCGTCTTGGTGTAACCAGCTGCATAAGACGGGCTATAGTTGATCGCGCCAACCGGATAGAAGGTGATGACAGCATCATTCACCACGGCGTTCCGCAGACCCGGCGAACAGGTGATGCTCGTGGTGGGACTACCCGTAGCAGTCACAACGACCTGCGGGGTATTGTCACCAGCAACCACGAACCAAGTACCGGGCAGGATCGTGTCACTCGTACCATCCATAGCGATGGTAGTAGCACCGGCAGCATAGCCAGCCGACAGGTTCACAGCCGCCGTGGAACTTGCGGTCTGGGCACCAACGCTCGGGGCATTCTGACACATATAGAAGTCGAACCCGAACTTTCGGCCCAACTGTGCGTCGATCAGTGCCTGGCTGGTGCCGGACTCATTCACCTTGGTGAAATCAGCCACGTTCAGCAATGCACCCTCTTGGCCAGGGGTCAGAATCATGTTACGCATACCGGGGCCAACAGGAACCTTGTTCTGGTTCATCTTGGTATTGGCTGCGATAACAGTAGCCTTGGCAAGATCCGTACCGAGCTTGCCAACACCGTTGGACATGAACTGGTAGGTCTGACCCAACAGGATCTGATCCACACCACGAGCGATAGACCGAACGGCAGGCGTCAGGAACTCGGGCACCAGTTCCTTCATGCTCTTGGACAGCTCTTCATCCTTGATCATGAAAGAAGTGTGCAAGTGCTGATCGAGCTTGACCTGCACCTTGGTAGCCGAAGCATCCTGCACGGTGATTTCATCCGCGGCAGTCTTACGCTTCATCTCGAACTCACCCGGACGGCGGGTGTTGACCACATCACCTTCGGAAGCGATCTCGTTCTCAAAGTCCCGGTGAACGAGGTTCGCCATGACCATGTTCTCTTCCAGCACCATCAACGACTCCTGTGCCCACACTTCCGGGACATAAGCGCGATTGTCGGTACCGAAGTCATTCGCGTAGCAGACGATGAAAGCATCCGCCATAAGTGCGTTATCCTTGTGCATACCACTCTCCTTAAAGTTGGATTTTACCTTCTCTCCGTGCCTTACGATAGGCTTCCGGGTCTTTGGCAAGCTCCTTGACATCCAAAGCCTTTCCGCCACCTGTGTTACCACGGCCTGTACCACCTGCTGCTTTGCCCTTGAATAGATACTGGTATTTTTCGAGTTCGGTCATGCGCTTAACGGCGTCGGGTACCGAAAGCGTCATCTCCACAGGCTTACCATCCTTGCCCTCGGGGTCAAGGAAAGTTACCTTACTTTCGAAACGACCAGTGGGTGTCCCATTATCGTCAAGGACTTCCATAAGTTTGGTGTTCGGCCTCAAAATAGCAACGATCGTATCACTGTCGTATGCTTCATTCTTAGCTGAAGCATCCGTAATAGCCCGCGAAATCGTAGATTCGGTGTAACGCGTTTGCCAAGTATCGCGTTCTTGGGTCAGCGTCTCCACCTGCTGCGTGTACTGCTTCTCCTTCTTCTTTTTCTCCTGTTCAAAAAGCTGTTCTTTTGTCATAAGCTCGTTCTGGATTGTCTCGACACGTTTCTCAAGGTCATCGCGCTGTCCCTTAGTCAGGTCGTCGCGGCGTTTGAGTGCCTCCAACTCAGCCAGAGCTTTTTGTGCTTTCAGGCTCTGTTGTTTGGTAGCCTCAGCAACCTTCTGGTTGATCAGCTCTTGAATCTTCGGGTCTGCGATGGGTTCATCTTTCGGTGCAGGATCATCCTTGGGTGCATCAGCCGGAGGCTGATCATCAGCCGGAGGGTCATCGAAACACACGATGAAAGCATCCGCAAGCAGCTCGTTCTTCATAATCATCCTAGTTCGTCCTTAATATTGTGACTGTTCGGTTGTCCCTAAGATAGGGAAGCAACAATAGCCAAGCCTGAGCACTCGGAATCCCTGCTAAAATATATGGTGACGGGCTGCTCCGGTCAAACGTAGAACGGATATTTGAATAGCCTTGTGACACCAGTGTTTGGTTCTCTGTCTCTATAGCAAGGTCAATACCATCAAGGAAAGATAGCGCACATTCAAAGCAAGCTCTCTTGATGTCCTCTGGTACTTCTGTATCATCACCACGAGGGAAAGCATTTACTTGATCTTCATCAGTTTTGTCTCCTGCATAATTAAGCCTGTTAATTGCCCGCGTAGCCATTGTAAGTGCTTTGTAGCACTTCGTTCCTGGCTCGCCCCAAAAGCTACCATCTTCATCTTTTGCCTCATCCCAAGCATCTACATTGAGCTGCTCATCAGCATAGTCTTGGGCCTCAAGGACTGTGATATAGTTAGCCATTGGCGTTGCCCCTTACCTTCTTCGTGCCGGTATCATCCATGTCAGCACCCTGTGAAAGCGTCTTTTCGTCCTTAGCCGTCCTAGCAGGATCAGGATCTGCATCCTTGATACCGTTAGTGATACTCACGCTACTCTGCGCCAATGCAATCCTCTTGATACGTTCTGCATGATCGATCTTAGCTTGTTCGACTTGTCCCTTTGGATACCCGCGCAGTTGAGAGGCCAATGCTGTACTAACGAATCCCGCCTCATGGTCTTGGCGAATGACCTCCGGGTCGATAACGATGACTTCAGCGCTATCAATCTCGCTATAAATATCTTCAAGTGTGTCAGGACTTGTCTTAGAGCCAATAAGCGCCGAAGCTACTTGCTTGGCGAGTTCTTTTTTAAGTGTCGTCGAAGGAGTTTTTGAAATCTGCTGTTCAATTTCTTCCGCCTCTTTTCTTCGATCTGCATCGCTTCGTAGAGTGTAATTCGTTGGGTACCGGATGATGATTTCATCATTTGATTTCTCGTAATCAAGCCAAATATCAGCAATCTCACGCTCACAATGTTCAAGGACGCTGCCAATATATGCAAGGCCGGAGTCTACCGTTCCCTCTGCCTCATCCAGTTGCATGAGGCTCATTTGCATAAGAGCTTTGATCTCTTGGCGCAGCTCCTCTTGTTTCTTCATGCTGATAGCAAGAGGATCAGAGCTAGGATGGATGAAGCTAGGACGTTCCAGCCCCTTCGGATATTTCCGGCCTTTACCAGCACCTAGTTGCAGCTCTTGTGCCTTAGCAGTTGCAGCGTTCTTGGCGCTACCTTCCTTGATCTCTACACCATTCTCGTCATACTTGAGCCCAGTCTGTACGCTATTCTGTAGCTCAGTGATAGCATCATACTGTTCGACATAGAATGGGAAATTGGCCCGGATAGCATAACTAATATCCGAGCTTCCCAAGTTGAGCAAAGCAATCTGGTAATCTGCCACATCTGTCAAAAGGCTTTCGGGTAGCTGACAGATAGTGAAAGGGATACGTTCTAGATCAAGCATTGTTCCTGGCTGCTCTTTGCCGGATTGATCATAGAACTTGACCTCTACACCTTCTGGTAGCAGCCTCAAATAGCGGTAGCCTTCAACATCACCAATAGGCAGACCTGTCTCGGGGTCTACCTTATAGTTGTGGTCTTTAAGCAATACAGCTTGGAGGATGTTATCATCTGAATATGACCAATTCAAGATGCTTTCCGTATTGTAGATGTACATATACGGCTTATAGTGTGCAACATCAGCTCTCGATACGAGATTTGGGAGTGTCGGACGATCTGTATATACACCTACTCGACCCATTGCCAACAGCTCAGGCAAGACCTTACCACCAATGAAGTTGGTCATTGTCGAGCCTTCACGGTCAACACCACCCCGAATACCCAATACGGCTTCACGGTAGCTGAGTGGCCCACCAATACGGATGATGTCACCTAGGCGCTGGTAGATCGCGTTCTTGATCTTATACAGCTCACTTTTAACGTGAGCAGGGCAGTAGGTGATCTTTTTGCGTTGTGTGTATTCAGCCGTATTCTCTCTTGTGGTATAATACTCCAGGTACCTGTCGATGAAGGCTTTACCACCTTCATACGTTTTACGATACTTCTCCCACAGAGAGGTATCTTTAAGATAGTCTGGATGTGTGTTGTTCACTATCATCTTATTTCCTCTAAATGGGTGAGTCAATATCTTGTGAACCAAAGTTCTTCAAACCACAGGCTAGGGCTATCTCGTTATAGTTCCTAGCGTGTGCGAAATGGTCGTCCTTATTACCATTAACATATAAGCCAACTGGGTTACCATCTCTGTCCTTCTTGTAGATCCTTACTGGTGCCTTGATCTGGCTCCTGTACTCATGGCCTATATCTTGTGGCAAATGGATTCTGTCGGTCTTGAACCTGCTCAAACTAGCGTCTAGCCAACTAGTCCGATCAACTGTTACTTTATGTTCGTTCTCTGCATGAAGATGGATATTCTTACCACTCACGCCTTGTCCATAGATGCAGAGATGTACAAGACCATAGAACCTGTTTGCAAACTCCAATGCCAAACGTGCTTCTGGCTGACTGTCAATAACACAGCTTGAAACTTTATATTGTCGCATTAAAGTGTCAAGTTCGCTGAAATGTAGTACCTTACCGGCTTTCAACACTCTTGCTCGGCTAACAACACTCAAGTCCGGTGAGGCAGTAACATCTTTATCGAAAATATACTGTGTTATCTCATAATGCAGCCAAGTACCAACGTCAA